GAGCTAGATAGCCTTTAAATGATTCAGTAACACCAGCAAGTTCAGTAGCCACACGCGCTAATTTTCTTTGTTCTGACGCTTTCATTCTATCAAAAATAGTATCTGGCTCCGCATTAGCTAATTGCTGCTGAATAGAACCAGGTTCTTCACCATTAAGATAATCTAAAAATTCTTCCATTTTACCAATCCAACCTCTAAGCTCTTCTTTCATAGCTTCATTACGCTCATTTACAGCTTGAGCTGCCTTTACGTTAGGATCTTCATCAAC